CTATGGCCTGCTGGCCTGCCTTGTCACCGTCAAAGCATACAACCACATTATCGTAACCTTCAAGGAAATCTAGGTTCTCCTTGATCTCCTTAGCCGCTGAAGATGCGCCATTGCGTAGTGAGACTACATCCCATTTGCGCTCGAACATCTCAGAGACACTCAATGCATCTACTTCACCTTCTGTAATGGTGATGTACTTGCCTTTGCCTTTGCACGTTTGCTGACCAAACAGACCTACATTTGTAGTCATGTCACCTGTCGCATGGAAGTCCTTGGTCTTCACATGGCGTACCTTGGTGGCTTTTAGTTCGTCAGTGTTTGTGCTGTAGTACGGGTAGATGTGCTTGGCTATCTCACCGGCTGCGTTGTACTCCACCATGACGTTGTACTTCCTACACGTCTCTTGGCTGATACGTCTGTCGGGGATAGCTGCAATAACACCTGATGCTGTCATATCGTCTAATGGCCTCCTTGGTTGGGGCTGTAGTTCTACTACATTGCCATTTGCATTTTCGTGGTGATTGCACCCTGCTGCGTAACAATGAGCCGACCCGTTGCTATAACGGGCCAGCGCATCACTTGAGCCACACTTAGGGCATGGCTCATGTTTTACAAAGGTGCTCTTTTCTCCACTAAAGGTCGGCATCTATGCCGCTGCTGTCTTCAGCAACCTCTAGCACCCGCACTGCGTTTAGGTACGTTGGTGTGCCGTTTACAGGATCTGGGGCTGCTGTCTTGTAACTAAGACGCACCACAGAGCCTCGTGGGATGTTACCAATAAAAGGTTGATCGTTAGCGTCAATGACTTTAACATTGAACTTGGTACGGAACTTCCTTTGCTTGTTATTTTGGTAGTCCTTAAGTTTAACACCTTGTTTAGCTAACAAATCAGCATTTTCATCGTCCAAGGTGATAGTCACGGAGAACTTTCCTGTGTCCGTTCCGTTATAAATTTCCGTGCTGTCCAAGAAAGAAAACGCTACTTTACCACTGACTATTGCCATATCTTCTACCTCTTAGGTTTACTTTAGTTTACTTAAGAGAACTAAAGAATAATCATTATGATTAACACAATGTATTCCTTGCTCTCTTTAGTCTATTGTACATGAATAATTCTTCAACCATCATGAAAATAATTCACTTTGTGTTGTTAGCCGTTTCACCTCCTCAAGTCTTTTGACTAAATCTTGCACCTCGTTATCGTCTACCTTCTGATTAGGAAACCTTGCCTTCAGTGACTCCACGTTGCAAGGATTGCACAAGTCTAGCTTGTCTTTGTCCTCAAGTAGTACATCGCAGGCTTTACAGCGCATTAGTGTACCTCCTGTGACTCATTGCCTACCAATTGCGCGTACAAGGCCTCTAAATCGTCCGTAGAGCGCCTTTCTAGGTCATCATGTAGGTAGGCACTACACATGGCTAACATCTCGCTAACAGCCATTACGTTAAGCCTGTATTCACTCAAGGTTTGCACTATCATGTCTCTGCGATCCTGTTCTGGATCAGGTTCTCGGTCATCCGTTACGTCTTCATCCCAATATGTTGTGCTCATGCTGCAAGTCTCCTACTATAGTTTTCCTTCAAAAATTCCATTTCTTCACCTATTTCTTCAAAATCTTCATACGAAATATCACACCAAGAACAGTTTATAAGTTCCATAGTCATTCCTTGTTCTTCAAAGATCTCACTGTTTGTACAGAAAAACATAACGCCACCGTCACCGTCTGTGTACAAGCAGCTAACACGGGTATAAGCATATCCTTCTGTTTTGTCTTCTATGTCTAATTCTTGCCATGTTATATCACGGCTGTAAAACCTATAGTCCGGTTCTAAAGTGCTAATCCATCTGTAGTATTCGTTAATATCCTTAAAATTATGATCGCTTATTTTGTTTAGTATTTCTTCTTCTGTTAATTCTTGTCTACTCATTTGATAACCTCCGTCAGCCCATGCCAGTCGTTTATGGTCAAGCCTGCCATTCGCCTATTGTGCGCTATGTACCAACTGCGCTTGCCAAAATGGTAGCCAGTAAATGCTCGGCCTCTTGTTAGACCATAGCGCCTCTTATGTTTTCTTAGTCTGTAAATCATTAGATTTCATCCTCCCAGTTATCACATCGTTTGCAGTACATGCCGCCGCTGTATTGTAGCACAGTAGAACGCCCTGCCATGCTGTCGTATTCATCCGGCATATATTCCCATTCGTGATTGCATTCTTTTACTGGCTCAGGTCTCCGCATTGAGTCCGCAAGTGCTTTAATCTCTGCCGCTAGTTCTAAAATGCTCTTGTCGCTGTGGTTTCTCATGTTGTTCTCCCTATGCGTTAACTATGTTTTCGATCAGTTCGTTAATTTGTTTTCTGTGGAATCTCAAAGCAGACCATGCCGCTTTTTGTTCCAACAGTCTGGCTTCCGCAATGTCTAAGTCAATGTCCTTCACTATCTTATCCAATGCGCCCACAATCTCAGTGAGCTTTACTCCGTTTGATGCACTCATGTCTTATCTCCTACCTGATTGTCGTTTCCAATTACAACACCGGATAACGTACTTGATCCGATGCAGACTGTCAATACCTGTTTTCTCACTGATTTGCCTCGCAGTGTGCCCTGCCAGATACAAGGGCTTAATGGCCTTTGCTTCCGGTGTGTGGTCTAATGCTATCTTAGACTGTACAAATATCTCCCGCACCTTGTCCTGTGCTCTGATGGCCTCGATCATGCTGTTAAGCCCAGCAATAGCGTCCACATCAGATAAACTCCCAGAATGCCTGTGATGGCTGCTGTTGTCCTGTTGAGCACTGAAAACACCAGCGCCTCGTGTTGTTGTTGCTCGCGTTCTTCACGCCTTGAGATTGTGTGGTCTGTCTTCATCGTTTTAAGTCTCCCTTGGTGAATCCGTACCTTGCCAAGTTAGACATCAACAACGCCTCCAATGCGTCCGGTTCTGTCTTACCTGAGACGTTAGTGTTGATAGTATCTGCGTGAGCAATCTGTAGGCGTACTGGTGGCTCCGTGTCAATTCTGACGTTATAAAAGCGTTGCGCAGTGTCGCAGACCTCTATACGCGCCAATATGCCCTGTGAATTTGTTATTGTTTTCATGCTGTTATTCCTCCGTTGCATGTATGTCGAATTGCTTGTGTATCAGTTTCAAATCAAGCCTACCATATTCACTGACAGTCAAAAACCCAGCGTTATAGATACGCTCCAAACTACGCTCTAAACGTGCAAGCTCTTGGATTGTGTTTGCCTTGTTTAAGCGTTGCAATGCTGCTTTGTATTCGTCTGTCATGTCTACACCTCGCCGACTAAGTTGTACAGATCATCCTGTGGCACTAGCTCCACACAATCAGAGACAGCCGCTAACCACTTGTTGAGGTGCTTGCTTGTGGTTACTGACCACTTCTTCTCTGTGCGTATGTAGCGCCCACTAGGGAGCATTGCTGCTACTGGTGTTTCATAGCTAAAGAATACCACAGCGCCACAAGGTAAGCTAAGTTCTGTCTGATTTGATGCAATTTGACGTAGTTTCATTGTTTAGATCCTCGTTTCGTTTAATGTGGAGCCATTGTGACGGAGCGCTAACACAATGTAAACGCCTAGGCTTAGAACTTATTGTTATATGCATTGGTGGTCTTATGACTATTGGAGAGAGCCTTAGAGCCTACTACATTAGCTCTCACTCTTTAGTATTCTCAAGTACACACAAGCAAACTGTTGGGATCTGTTGCACCCCCTAAGACTAACAGTTAGGCTCTTTGGTGCGCCATAGTCTAACTGTTGTACTCTGTGGCAAACCTTAGACTAACTGTTGTGCTAAAGGTGGGCTAACGATAAGGGTACGGGGGTGGGCCTGTGCGCTGACTAATTATTGTAGTAGGCACTCCAGTACTCAAAAGTAAAAATTAGAAAACAATAGTAAATTATTAAAAAAGTAAGCATTTACTAACCTGTGTAACCCCTTGTTAACAAAAGAGAAATATAAACTTTGACTCAGTCAAGAAAATAACAGTAAAAAGTACTTGACAAATGCTAAAAAATATGCTATAATAAATAGGTATCTTAAAGAATGTTAAGGTAAATACATTATGGATAATCAAGATGATCCTCCTAAGCGTAAGCGGGGTAGACCTAGGAAAGACGAGGTAGTTAAGAAGACTACTGGCTCTAGGGGTAAGGTAGGTAGACCTAAAGGTGATGCTTCGATTATTAATGAATACAAGGCTAGGATGTTAGCTTCCCCTAAGTCTCGTAAAGTATTAGACAGTATCTTTGATGCAGCACTAAATGATGACCATAAGAATCAAGCTGCTGCTTGGAAGTTAGTTATGGACAGGATGTTACCCCTTAGCTACTTTGAGAAGGACAGTGCCGGTGGGCGCTCATCAGTATCCATAACTATTTCAGGTATAGGTGGTGGGTCTGTAGAGACAGATGTTACACCTAAAGAACCTATTGAAGGAGAGTTTAAAGATGTTTAAGTACTTCAGTAGGGATGAGTTTACTTGTCAAGCGACAGGTGAGAATGAGATAGAGGATGAGTTAATCTATGCCTTGGATGAACTTAGAGAGCACTGTGGTTTTCCTTTTGTTATCACAAGTGGCTATAGATCACCTGACCATCCTATTGAACTAGGTAAGAAACGACCGGGTACACATGCACAGGGCATTGCAGCGGACATAGCTGTGTCCTCTGGTTTACAAAGGTACACTATAGTAAAGAATGCTGTTAAGTTAGGCTTTACTGGGATTGGTGTTGCCGGAGGCTTTGTTCATGTGGACATTAGAGTTACTGATACACCTGTAATGTGGACGTATAGTTAGTGCTTACTAACAGAGAATACAAGAAAACCTTAGCACAGCAAGAAGATCTAAACTGGGACGGTGATCCTGATTTAGATGCTGAGTATGAGTGTGCAGAGGAAGAAGACTTGGATGAGTTAGTAGTCAAGTGGTTCTATGACTAACGGAGTGCTGCAGTAAATGAGTGATTTTAAAACTAAATTCTATAGTGCCATCAATGATGCTTTAGTATCTCCAGAAGAAGCTCAACAAGAGTTTGGAGAAGAAGATTTTAGATGGGCTGAAACAAAAATAGGAGGTGACTCACCTACTGGTAAGCCCCAAATTTACATAAATGATGCTAAATTTAAGAAGTTTAATGCCGGGCCTAACTATAGGAAAGAGATGCTTATAGGAGAAGGTTTACATCTTATAAAAGAAATAGACCCTGAAAGAGCAGAACGCTTATACCAAAGTGCTGTTACTGACCCTGCTACACTAGGATGGTTAAAAGAGTCTTACAAAAGAGAAGCGGAACGCGGTGAAAAAAGACCTTTTGACAAGTGGGTTAAACACTCCCGTTTAGATCAAATAATAGGTGGATATTTACTAGGAGGTAAAAAATCTTCTGTCCCTACTATGCGAGATTGGCCTACAGAAAGACTGCCTTATGGTAAACAATTTAAGACTGAGCTTGAAAAATTAAAAAAAGATTTAGACTTATAAGTGACTGAACTAAACATACAACTTCTTGATTGGCAAAAGCAAGTCTGGGCGGATGACACTAGATTTAAGATTGTAGCTGCTGGTAGACGTACAGGTAAGTCCAGACTAGCGGCATGGATGTTGATTGTTAATGCCCTACAGGCAGACAAAGGGCATGTGTTCTATGTAGCTCCAACACAGGGACAAGCCAGAGACATCATGTGGCAAACACTATTGGAGCTGGCGCACCCTGTTGTAACTAACGCACATATTAACAACCTACAGATTAAGCTGGTCAACGGTGCAACCATCAGCCTCAAGGGTGCTGACAGACCAGAGACTATGCGTGGTGTGTCACTAAAGTTCTTGGTGATGGACGAGTACGCAGACATGAAACCTGAAGTCTTTGAGCAGATCCTTAGACCTGCCTTGGCTGACCAAAAGGGTGCTGCATTGTTCATTGGTACACCTATGGGGCGTAATCACTTCTACGACCTGTACAAGTACGCAGAGCTAGAGGACGATGAGTCCTATGCATCATGGCACTTTACAAGTTATGACAATGAGTTGTTAGACCCAGATGAGATTGACCTAGCTAAGAAGTCTATGTCATCCTACGCATTCCGTCAAGAGTTTATGGCATCCTTTGAAGCTAGAGGCTCAGAGATGTTTAAGGAAGACTGGGTTGTATTTGGTGAGTCACCGGAGATAGGTGACTACTACATAAGCATTGACTTAGCTGGCTTTGAGGACGTAAGCAAGAAAAGAACTAAAAACTCTAAGCTGGATGAATCAGCCATTGCTGTTGTAAAAGTAAATGAGA